GGATCGCGCGCGGCGGGTCGATCGTCGCGGTGGTGGTCGGCTCGTCGCTCATCCCCGCACCCGCCGAACAAGCTCAAGCGCCGTCGCGATCCGCTCAAGCGCCTCGACCGCCCGCTCCTCAAGCACCAGCTCCCGCAGCCGCTCCCGCTCGTCCTCGACGAGCCGAGCCCAGCGCTCGACGCTGATGCAGCCGAGGTAGACGCCGTCGGGCCCATGAACGACCGCCATCCCCTCGCGCGGCTCGACGAGCTGCTCTAGCTCGTCGGTGGTCGGGTCGCGGTCGTCGGTCATGTGAGGTCGTCGTAGACGAGGGGCGGGTAGAGCGCGATCGACGTCGGCGGCGGGTCGCTCGTGATCCAGATCGAGCCGACGACGGCGCCGACCGGCTCGGCCGCCTGCTCGTAGACGGCGACGACGCCGGGCGCGCCCTGCGGGCCCGGCGGCCCGGTCGCGCCGGTCGGCCCGGCCGGGCCTTGAGCCCCGGTCGCGCCTTGCGGGCCGGTAGCGCCCGGAGGCCCTTGCGAGCCCGTCGCGCCCGTGTCGCCCTTCGGCCCTTGCGGGCCGGTCGCGCCGGCGGCGCCCGGGTCGCCCTTCGGGCCTTGCGGCCCCGTCGCCCCGGTCGAGCCCTGCGGCCCGGGCGGCCCCGTCGCGCCTGTAGCGCCCGCCGGGCCGGCCGGCCCCTGCGGCCCTTCCGGGCCCGCGGGGCCGGGCTCGCCGGCGGCGTAGACGGGCGCGGTCGTCAGCGCCCACGGCGTCTGGTCGTCCTCGGTCAGCACCAGCAGGCACTCGTCGCCCTGCGCCGGCAGCCCGTTCGACGGCACCCAGCGGCACGGCCCCCAGTGCTGCCGCGACCCGTCGAACGCCTGCACGACGACGAACAGGTCGGAGTCGATGTCCGCCGGCGTGTTCGCGATCTCGCCGTGCACCGCCGACACGGGCGCCGTCGGCTGTTCGAGCAGGTCGGCGAGCTTCGTCGTCACGACCCGGGCCAGTGTCGAGGGGTGAAGCCGTCCTTCGTGTGCATCCGCGCCTGGAACGCGGGGCCGCCGGTGCCGGTGTCCGAGCCCCAGTCGCCGGTGCCGAAGTGCTGATCGCCGGCCGACGTCTTGAACTCCATCCAGACGTGGATCGCGTTCGCCCAGACGGTCAGGTACTGGCCCTCGCCGGCTGCGCCCCAGCGGGCGGCGATCGTGCCCGACACGTCGGCGGGCCCGCCGAGCGTGTAGCCCATGCCGGCGGTGGCGAGCACGGCGCACGTCGAGCCGGAGCAGTCGAAGCCGATGCCGGGGTCGCGGCCGGTGCCGCGGTCGGGTGTGCCGCAGTGCGCGTGGCCGCCGCCCCATACGTACGGGTAGCGCTTCGCGTCGATCGCCTTCGCGGCCTGGTAGGCCCGGTCGACGTCCGGGGTGGCGGTGCCGAGCCCGGCGGCGCCGCCGAACCCGAGCTGGCTGCTGCCGGTCGACGTCGTCGTCGTGCTGGCGGCGGGCTCCGGCAGCGGCTCCGTCACGCGCTTGAGCGTGATCGTGCCCTGCGCGTCGAACACGCCTCGCGCGACGGTATGGACGAGCCAGCGGCCGTTCGCGGGGCCGACGTCGTCGAGCACGACGACCGACCCGGGCGGGAACCCGAGCCGCACGATCCGGGCGGTGACGGTCGCCTCGCTCGTCGCCTTGCCGTTGTCGACGTCGAAGTCGATCGTGTCGACGCCAAGCGTCAGCTCGCTCAGGGTCGCCCTGGGCTTCGCGGTCGCGAGCGTGGTCTCGGACACGAAGTAGCAGGCGCCCTCGACGATGAAGCAGCGCCACCCGACCTCGGACGCGAGCCGCTGCAGGCACGTCCACGAATCCTCGACGGTGCCGTCGGTGCCGCCGCGCTGGAACTGGTACGGGACGGTCGTCGTCGTGTCGAAGCTGCCGCTGCCGCCGCCGGTGACGCCGCCGTAGGCGGCGAGCCACTTCTGCGCCTCCGCCTGCCACTGGTCGTAGAGCGTCGGATGCCCGGAGCCCTGCACGGCCTGCGCGACGCGGCCCGTCGTCGCCGACGGGTACTTCCCGGCCTTCGAGATCGCGCCGCCGGCGCCCATCTGCGGGTCGGCGTAGAAGCCGCGGGTCAGGAACACGTTCGCGCACGCCTCGACGTCGCGCGGGTCGATCCCCATCCCCTGCCCGGTCGACGCGAGCACCTGGAGGATCCCGGTCGAGCCGCCCATCCCGTAGCTCAGATTCTTGAGCCCCGATTCCTGGGTGCACGCCTGCAGCAGCGCGAGCGACGCGCGGGGCCCGGCGTTCAGCGACGCGGCGACGTCGAGCACCCGCTCGGCGTTCTTCCGCTGCTCGGCCGACGCGGGCGCGTGCTTGCAGGTCAGGCCCGCGGCGGACGAGATCCCCTGGCCGCCGGCGGGCGCCGCCTTCGACGCCGGCGTCGGCTTCTGCGACGACTTCGCGATCGGCTGCTTCGCGGTCAGGTCAGGGCAGACGAACTTGATCCCGCCGCCGGCCTTCACCTCGCGGACGAGCGACAGCGCGAACTGCGCGCGTGTCATCTTCGACCGGGCCGCCTTCCGCGGCTTCGTCTGCTTCCGCAGGTACGAGACCGCGCGATCTTCGAAGGTGAGCGTGAGCGTGTCGCCCGACTTCGACACCTGGACGAGCCGCCACCATTCGCCGAGGAGCTGCACGTCGATCTGCTTGTCGAAGACGCCGGCGGTGATCAGCGCCCGGTCGGTGTCGTCGACGGTGAGCGTCAGCGTCGAGGCGCCGTCCATCGTTCGTTCGAGGCGGCCGTCGGTGAGGCGCTGGTCGACGCGGACGCGGCCGAGCTTCTTGCCGGCGACCTGGAGCATGACGGCGCCGACGTCGACGTCGCTCGTCGTCGCGAGCGCGCTCACTCGTCCCGCCCGAAGCGCTCGTGCTGCTCGCAGTTCGCGTACAGCTCGGCGTAGACGAGGTCGGGCGACTCGCCAGCGGCGACCCGACGCAGCGCGTCGAGCAGCGCCTCGCCCGAGATCGTCCACCATCCGAGCGGCGGTGTCGTCCGCTCGCTCACGGGAGCCGAAGCACCTGGCCGGGCGCGATCGCCCGCGGGTCGCGGAGGCCGTTGAGCTGCGCGATCTCGATCCAGCGGTCAGCGTCGCCCAGCTCGCGCGCCGCGATCGAGAGCAGGTCTTCGCCGGCGCCGAACGTCGTATCGGTCGCGGTGCGGCCCTTGCCGCCGGCCTTCGGGCGGCCGTGCCCGGCGACGATCCGCTTCGACGCGGCGCCCGGCTTCGTCTTCGCCCGGGCCTGCTGCCGCCGGATCTGCGTCGAGGTCGCCTTCTCGCTGACGCGGACGTCGGCGATCCATTCGAGCATCGACAGCGTGACCTGCTGCCGCGTCCGGTCGCCGGCGCGATTCATCAGCGCGTCGCCCCAGGCGAGCGTGTCGACGACCCAGACGCGGTTCTGATGCGGCACCGCGCCGCCCCGGGCGACGAAGCGAACCCGGGGCGGCGACCCGTCGGCGGCCGTCGGCAGCGCGAGCGACTCGATCTGCGTGATCTGCCGCTCGATCGACGCGCCGGCCGCGAAGCCGTCGAGCAGGATCGGGAGATCCATGCGGAGCCCGGGCGAGCCCGTCCAGACCGACAGCGGCCGCCGGCGCGGGCGCGCGATCTCCTGCCAGCCGCCGTAGCCGGCGGTGACGTTCGGGCGGGCGTCGGAGAGGCGAGCGGTGATCGCGACGGGCGGGTCGGCGGACGTGATCCGCACCCAGCCGGCGGGTGGCGCCGCGGTCGGCATGTCACCGCCTCGCGAGCTGGTCGGCGCCGACCTGGGCGACGGCGCGGGCGATCTCGCGACGGTCGAGCATGACGGGCACGACGATCTCCAGCGGGCCGCCGGCGGCGAGCGGGTGGACGCCGGCGCCGGCGGGGAGGGTGACCAGCTCGGGGCCGCGCTCGCCGACGATCGCGGCGCCGGCGCTGGTGATCCGGCCGCCCTGCTGCAGCAGCGGGATCTGCGGCACGCCGATCTTCACGCCGCCGAAGTGGACGGGCCCGACGTGCACGCCGGGGATCTTGAACTGGAGGCTATTCCAGCCGCGGATCAGGAAGTTGAGCGCCGACCGGACGGCCTGCTTCACGGTCGAGAACGCCGTGACGAACGCCTGGCCGACGGCGGGGAGCGCGCCCTTGATCGCGTCGAAGGCGCCGAGCACGACCTTCTTGATCGTGTCGAAGTGCCGGTAGATCTCCAGCGCGGCGACGGCGAACGGGCCGAGCAGGATCGCGAGCAGCAGCGGCCAGTTCGTCTTGATCCAGTGCCAGGTCGCGTCGAGCGCGTTGTGGAACCAGCCCCACTTCTTGTAGAGCACGATCACGCCGATGACGAGCGCGGCGACGCCGGCGATGATGAGCCCGATCGGGTTCGCGATCATCGCGGCGTTCAGTTCGAGCTGCTGGATCGTCGCGGCGATCGTCGCGACCTTGTAGGCGAGCATCGCGCCGGCGATCAGGCCGAGCACGATCTTGAACAGCGTCGCGTTTTTCGTCAGCGGTGAGATCACCTTCAGCATCGCGACAAAGAGCTTCACGACCTGAAGCAGCACGGGCATTAGCTGCTGCCCGAGTTGCACCTTCACGCCGGCGAGCGCCGTGTTCAGGGCGCGCTGCTGCGCGACGAGGTCTTTGGCCGTCTTCATCCCCTTGCCGGAGATGTAGTTCCCGGCGGCCTTCTGCTCGTCGAGCAGCTTGCGGACGCCGGCGCGGCCCTTCATCAGGATCGGTAGCAGCGCGATCCCGGAGCGGCCGAAGAGCTGCTGGAGCGTCGCGGCGCGCTGCGCCGGGTTGTGCATCGCCTTGAGCGAGTCGGCGACCTTGTAGAGCACGTCGGCGGTCTTGCCCTTCGCGATGTCGGCGCCGGACGCGCCGAGCTGCTGCAGCACCAGCCGGGCCTTCGTGCCGGCGGCCTGGGCCGTCGCGATCGATTTCGAGAGCTTCGCGATCTCGGCCGGCGCCTTCTTGCCGCCGGCGGCCGCGACCTGGTCGATCTGCTTGCGGAGCCCCGCGACGGTCGCCGACTCCTTCGAGGTGCCCGTCCGCGACGCCTCCATCGTCTTCGAGAGCTTGACCAGCGACGTCTGGAATTGCTTGGTCGAGATCCCGCGCTCCTTCATCACCGCCGACCACTCGGACGCCGTCTGGGTGTCCATGCCGGTCGTCCGCTGCACCGTCAGCGTCGACTTCGCGAGGTCTTCGGTCGCCCCGACCGCGCCCTTGATGTAGCGGGTCGCCCCGTAGATCGCGGTGGCGCCGCCGGCCCACTTCGCGAGGCCCTTCCACCCAGACGACGCCTTCTTGCCGGCCTCCTCGGTGTCGGTGCCGACCTGGCCGGCCGCGCCGGCGGCCTGGTGCGCGCCCTGCACGAACTGCGCGACGTTGCGGAGCTGCAGGATCATCTCGATGACGTCAGCCACGGCGGGCCTTCGCGTAGGCGTTCACGATGTGCACGGCGAGCTGCCGCTGCAGCCGGTCGTGCACGCGGAGCACCCGGTCGGCGAGCGCGAGCAGCAGCAGCCGCTCCTCGCGGTCGCGGGTCGTCAGGAATCGCATCGCGGGAAGCCCGAGCACCGCCATCGTCGCGGCGACGTCGACGGTGCTCCCGCTCAAGATTCCCCCAGCAGGCCCTTGTCGAGGTCGGCGTCGGCGCCCTGGGCCCAGGAGAGGTAGTCGCCGACGGCGTCGCCGACCGCCAGCTCCGGTGACGGCGCGAGGTCGAACAGGGCCCGCACGACCTGCCGCGACGACGTCGCCTCGACGCGGAGCAGCTCGGCGAGCCGCTCGCCGACCGTGACGTCGTCGCCGGTCGGGTCGAGCGACTCCCAAGGGTCGGCCGTCGTGCGGCGCGCGACGACCGCCTCGCAGACGTTGATCACGATGTCGGCTCCGAGCGCGAAGTCGCGCGACGGATCCTTCGACCGTTCGAGCCGCAGCCGTAGCTGCGTCAGCTCGCGGCCGCGCAGCGGTGTGCACCGCAGCGCGAGCAGCTCGTTGTAGCCCGGGACGAGCATCAGGTAGGTGTGCTCGACAGCGAGGGTCTCGCGCCGCTCCCGGATCACGTCGAGCACCGTGCCCGCCGCCGCGACCTCGATCGTGTCGGCCGGCTCCGGCTCGTCGAGCTGGGCGGTCTCTTCGAGGTCGGCCCACTCGGTCTCGGTGTGCTCGTCGACCGACGCCATCAGGTCACGACGCCTTCGGGCGTGATCTCCATCTCGATGATCGCGGCGTCGCCGGTCGCGTTCGAGTCGACCTCCGGCGGCGTCACCCGCTTGAGCGTGCCCTTCGTGACGAGCGGCTTCCCGTAGGCGTTGCCGTCCGGGTCGAGTACCGCCTTGTTGACGACGGCGTTCCCCTTGCCGACGCGGCCGAGCAGCCAGTGGATCTGCGCGTGGTCGCGGTCGAGCTTGTAGAGCCGCGACACGATCAGCTGCCCGACGGTCACGGTGCCGCCGAGCGAGATCTGCGGCGCCATCCCGCCGGGCCGGTACTTCAGCTCGTCGGAGTCGGTCTCGCCGCCGGTCAGGATGTCCCAGACGCCGAGCTTGCGCCCGTCGACGACGACGGTCACGCGGTGCTGGTCTTTACGCATGGTCGTTCACCTCCTCGGGTTGGTCACGCCGCCACGGCGGGCAGCGCCTGGTTCGATGCGACCTTCACGATCTCGATCACGACCCACTCGGCATCCGGGCTCATCCGCACCGAGAGCACGGCGTGAAGCTCGCCGTTCGCGATCGTGTCGGGCGTGTTGACCGACGAGCCGACGTCGACGTCGTATGCCTCTTCCGGGGTCGCGCCGAAGAGCGAGTCGTCGGTGTAGTAGCCGAGCAGCATCGCCGACAGGTCGCCGCCGAATTCGCTCAGGGTGTGCCCGCGCCCGTCGAGCTGCGAGAAGACGTAGTGCTCGCCGATCGCCTCGGCCTCGGCGGTGATCCCCATGTTCAGCCGGGCCCAGCCGAACATCAGCCACTGCGGCTGCGACGTCGCGTCGACGCAGGAGCGGTAGCCGTAGGTGCGGACGCCGCCGTAGATCAGCCGCGCCATCGACGCGCCGGCGTCGTTCAGCGTCTGGTACTCCAGGTCGGTGTAGTGCGCGGCGACGTCGAGCGCGAACATCGACTGGCCGAGGTCGCCGGCGGCCGGCTGGTTCGGCGAGTACGTCACATCGTTGCGGGCGATGATCCCGGCCTCGACCGCCGAGTAGGGCACGGTGCGGGTCGTGCCGGCGACGACGCCAGGCACGATCGCCGACGGCGCGAACAGCGCGCCGTAGCGGGCGTTCGCGTCGGTGTTGAGCGCCGTCGCCGCGGCCTCGATCTCGGCGGCGGTGCCGTCGGCGCACGACAGCAGCGCGACGCGGTTATTGGCGAGCGCGTGCGCGAGCAGCGCCGACTGGTTGTCGACGGTGGCCGCGAGCACCGGGTCGGCGATGAAGACCTGTCCGGGCCCGAGATCCTTCGTCATCAGGGCGAGCGCGGACGTGATCCCGGGGTCGGCGACGCGCGGGCTCGCGCCGGCGAGCGCCGCGACGACCTCGGCCTTCGTCGTGAACTGCGTCGGCTCGATCCCGAGGTCGGTCGCGAGCGCGTCCAGCTCGGCCCGCGACATCTTCTGCAGCTCGTCCTCGGGCGGCACCTCGAACGCGGCCGCGGTCACAGTGCCGGGGTTCGTGCGGGCGACGTAGAGCTTGGCGCCGCCCTCGCGGAAGTAGACGTCCGCGGCGTCGTAGGTTGTCTGCTCGGGCCCGGTGCCGCGGTCGCCGTAGGTGGCGACGTACTCGGTCATCGAGCGGACGAGCCCGACGTCGGGCGGCGCCGGCGTCATGGCGGCGACGGTCTCGCCGATCACGAACGCGACGCCGGTATCGGTCGGCGCCGACCGCGGCGGCGGCAGCGCCCGGGAGATGACATCGACTCCTGGTCTCACGGTTCCTCCTCCGGTAGCGAGTCGACGTGCTCGACGTCGATCTCGTAGGTCTCGACCTCCTGCCACGGCGGCCAGGGCAGCGTGTCGTCGGGCGCGAGCGGGGCGTCCGGCAGCGTCGGGCCGGCGTTGTCGTAGCCGACCTCGTCGACCTGGACGGCGAACAGCTCGCGGACGGCGTACAGCGAGCGGCTGTCGTCGTAGCCGAGGTCGTCGTAGCTCTCGCCGAGCCAGACGGTGCCGGCGGCGTGCCCGTCGAGCGACGGCCGCTGCTTGAGCAGCGCCCGCACCGCGAGCCCGTAGAGCTGCGCGAGCGCGTGCGCCTCGTTCTGGGTGCGGGCGGAGCAGACGACGCCGGGCTCGATCCCCCAGCGGGCGCTGTAGGCGCCGTCGCCGTAGCGGCGCGGCGGGTCGAGCGTGCCGCGCGAGCTGACGAGCACGCCCGGCACCTGATCCTCCGGCCACTTGTCGAAGCTCGGGCCGAACGCCCAGCCCTTCGGGCGCGGCAGGTCGCTGCCCGTGTAGCCGTGCTGCCGCTCGACCTCGGCGAGGTAGGTGGAGATCCACCGCTGCAGCAGATCGAGCGTCCACTGCTCGACGTCGCCGCCGCTGACGAGCGGCCCGAAGATCGACGGCCAGGTCGTGCTCACGTTTCGGCCTTCGCGATGTAGTCGCTGACGGCCTTCGAGACCTGCGCCCGCTCGGACGCGGTCAGCTCGATCAGCTCGCGGTGCATCCGGCCCTTGCCTTGGTCGTGGTAGCCGGCGTAGGGCACGGTGCTGCCGAACCGCAGCTCGGTCGCCTCGCGCTGGTCGACCTGGTCGGCGGCCCGTGACGAGGTGAGCGAGCGGTAGAGGGTGCCGGTCGCGCGCAGCGGCCGCGGGTCGAGGTTCTGGCGGGCCTTCCGCTCGACCGTCGACGGCTTCAGCGACGGCCACTGGCCGCTGCCGCCCGTCTGGAAGCGCCGCTGGTTCGAGCGGAGGTAGACCTTCCGCACCTTGTCGGCGACACGGCGGACGTCGGAGCCGCGGTCGCCGAGCTGCTTCAGGTCGGCGGCCGCCTTGCCGGCGCCGCGGGTCTCGATGATCGGCTGCGGCGCCTTCACCGCCGGCGCCTCGTCGCCGTCTTCTCGGAGCCGCCGCCGAGCCCGACGTTCACCAGGTCGGAGAGCGGCGTCGCGAGCCCGGCGTAGCCGTAGCGGTAGGCGAAGTCGACGGTGCTCGACGGCGTGTAGAAGCTGCCGACGCCGGCGGCCAGCCCGCCGGCCGGTGCGAGCGCCGAGACCATCTCGCGGAACGCGGCGACGTCGGCCTGGAAGATCTCCCAGAGCTGCGTGAAGGCCGAGCGGTCGCTTCGCACCTGCTCCGGCCAGTAGGAAAGCTCGACCTCGCACGCGGCGACGATCGATGCGAGGTGCCGGGCCTCGTCCAGGGCATCGTCGGGGATGTCCCAGCCGACGAGCGCCGACACCTTCGCGCAGCCGTTCGTGATCAGCCGCTCGACTTCGAGGTCGGTCGGCCGTGTCGCCGACGTGAAGTCGCCCAGCTCGTTCCCGCTCGCGTCCTTCGTGCGGGCGCGAAGCAGCGCGGCCACATCGGTAGTCGTCGGGCGCCAGGGCGCGTCGACGGCGGGGTCGGTTGGCGGTGTGCTCATGGATCGTCCTCCGGGTCGGTCGGGCCGGCCGCACGTTCGGCCTGCCACATCAGCACGGGCATCCAGGCGTCGATCACCGCCTGCCGGGGCCCGGGCGGGGCCTGGAGCGCAGCCCAGACGTCGAGCTGGTACGCGACACGGTCGCGCACGTCCTGGCGCCAGGCTTCCGCCCGAGCCTCCTCGCCGAGCGGGTCGTCGACGCTACTCACCGGCCTCCGGCGCCGCGCTCGCGGCGACGGTGTAGTCGGTCTCGTCGGCCGGCCCGCCGAGGTAGCCCTTGTCGAGCGCGTCCTCGTAGCTCTCGACCGCGGCCGCGGCGGCGGGCTCGGCCGCCTTCGCCTCGGTCGCGGACGTCGAGCGCTTCCGCGGCGCCGACGTCGACTCGCTGCTGCTCATGTTCCCTCCTTCGCCGCCGCCGCGATGACGCCGGCGACGGTGGACTGGAAGTTGTCGTGCGCGTCATCCTTCGGCTGGCTCGGGTCGCCGTACCAGCCGGCCTCAAGCGCCAAGACGTAGACGTGATCCTCGGCGAGGATTCCCGGGTCGGTGCATCCCGGGTCGCCAAGCTCATGAGTTGTCGTCGGCTCGGCCATCAGGCGTGCTGCAGAACGCCGAACGGGTAGCGCGACCCGGCCGTCGGCTGGTCGTAGGTGAGCGGGTTCGGCACCTGGAACGCGAAGCGCGCCGTCACGCGCAGCGCGATCATGTCCTGCTGCGCGAGGTTGAACTGGATCGCGCCGGTGCCGTCCTGGATGACGGCCTGGTCGAGCACCTTGAAGGTGATGTCCTGGCGGACACCGATCAGGCCCTGCGAGAAGTCGCCGGCGATCGCCTCGATCGCGCCGGTCGCCGGTGCCGGCCACATGCCGCGCATCGGGTAGGTGACCGGGGCGCCGTAGGCTTCGGAGCCGTCCTCGGGCGGCGCCGACGCGAGCGACTCGCCGGTCGTGGCGCGGGCGTTGCGGAGCTTGCCCTTGATCGTCCGGTTCGCGATCACACCGTTGACGTCGAAGCCGTCGGCCTCGACGGTCGAGTAGACGGCCGACAGGTCGCCCATGATCCCGCCCTTGTCGGGCGTCAGGCCCTCGGTCGCCATGTTGCCCGCGGCGATCGCCGACGTGGAGATGTCCGCCGGCCACGACGCCGGCTTGTTCGTGCCGAGGAAGATCGCGGCGTCGAGCGCCCGCCCGATCGACTCGGTCAGCGTCGGGCGGATCGCCGCCCAGATGTCGTAGTCGACGTCGTCGAGCACCGCCTCGGCGATCGTGACGATGACGGCCAGCTCCTCCGCGTTGAGGTAGAGGTTTGCCCAGTTCATCTCGCTCGTCTGCTTGAGGCCGGTGTCACCGGCGACCCAGTAGGCGACCGCGAGCGCCGACTCGGCGGGGATGCGTAGCTGCGCGCGGGACATCGGCACGCTCCGAAACAGCGACAGAGCGGCCGACTCGGAAGGGAGGTGCGTCACGATCTCCTTCGTGACCTCCTCCGGGATCAGTGCCGCACCTTCGGAGCGGCTGATCGTGTTGTTGTAGGGCATCGCGTTCCTTTCGGGCAGGCGAGGCCCCCGCGGCTAGTTACGCCCGGACGCCTCGCGAATGAGCTGGTTCATGTCGGCACCCGTGCCCTTGCCCGTCGCCGCGCCGCCGCGCCCGACGCCCAGGTCGCCCTGGCCGCCCTTCCGCTCGTCGAGGTAGCGGTGCGCGTCGGCACGGATCGAGCGTGCGTCGGTGCCCTGGAGTCGGTGTGCCGCCTCGAACGGAATCCCGGCCTCCTGGGCGATCTCGCGCTTGAGTTCGAGCAGCTCGCGTTCGGCGAGCCGGGTCTCAAGCTCGGTGACGCGCGAGCGGGCGGTGTCAAGCTCGGCCGACTGCCGGTCGAGGCGAGCGATCGCCCGCTCGACCTCCGTCTTGCCGGCGTCTTCAAGCTCGGCTAGGCGCCGCGCCGCGTCGGTCGCGCGCTGCTCGGCCTCGCGCCTCGCAGCCCGCTCCTTTTCGAGCGCCGCCTTGCCCGCGTCGCTTAGTGCACGGGTGTCTTCTGCTCCCAGGTCGGGCGTCGCGCCCTCGCCGGTGTGCCCGTCGGGCGTCGCGCCCTCCGGGGTCGGGCCCGTAGACGGCGTCGCGCCGCCCGGGGCCGGATCCTGGTCAGCCACTCTGGCCTCCCCTCGTCGGTGTCGGTGCTACAGGCGGTGCGGCCGCCGGCGGCGCCTGTTGCGGCGGGCCCGGTGCTCCGGGCACGACCGCGGCTGCTTCGCCGGGTGACGCGGCAATGGTCTCGCGGGCGACGACGGCGTAGCCCTCGGTCTCGGCGCCCATCGCCTCGAAGCGGTCGATCTGCTGCGGCGAGAAGCCGACGTACTCCCAGAGCGCCGGCCGCGGCACGCCGATCGAGGCGAGCTTCACCGCCGCATCGGTGATCTCGGCCGTCGACCGCGACTCGGGATTCATCCAGATGGTCTCGCAGTCGGTCGCCTCGGCGCGGGCGGTGTCGCCGGCGATCGCGAACGCGAGCCGCATCGCCTCCTCCCAGCCCTCGCCGAACGCGAGCTGCTTGCGCCGCACCTTCGCGACGAGGCCGGTCTCGGTCGCCTTCAAGCTCTCACCCGACGGGAACGAGCCCATCGCGCCGAGCAGGTAGTGCGGCGGCGTCCGCGTCTGCGCCGCGACGTGCTGGATCAGCATCTCGATCGCGCGCACGTAGATCCCGAGGTCGCTCACCTGGAAGTTGCCGAAGCGGGCGTTCTGATCCTCGACCGCCATCACGCGGTCGGCGCCGGCGAGGAACCCGGCGATCGACGGCAGCGGCTGCCCGGCGTTCGGCGTGCCCTCCGGGTAGACGGGGATCTCGACGCCGGTCACCCAGCGCTGCGGGAAGGCGGCGTACTCGGACGCGACGATCATGTCGGCGCAGAGCTTGTTGACCGCGTCCTGCAAGGGGATCACACGCTCGACGTCGGAGCGGCCCTGCCGCTCGCGCAGCGTCGGCGAGTTCGGGAGCGGCACCAGCGGCACGACGCCGAGCGGGTTCGTGCCCGACCCGACGTCCTCGACCCAGCCCTTCGAGTCGCTCTCCTTCAGCCACCAGATCACCGCGTCGGGCAGGTAGAGCACGGCATGCTCGACGCCCCACTCGTCCATCCAGTCGCGGATCCCGGCGATCCGCCGGCGGCCGTTCGCCGGGTCGACCGCGACGATCGCCTGCGTCGGCGGTTCGAGCTGGATCGTCGGCTCGCCGCCGTCGTCGGGCCCGACCAGCGCGTAGGCGGCGCCGAGCTTGATCGCCTCGGTGTGCGCCAGCTCCGACTCGGCGTCGAGCCCGTTGCGCTGCCACAGATCCCAGGCGTCCTGGTCGCCCTTCTCGTCGTCGCCGAAGCGGAACCCCTCGACGCGCAGCCGCTCCGCCGATGCGTCGACGACGAGGTCGCACCAGTTATCGCTGAACGCGCTGAAGAGGAGCCCGAAGACCTCGCGGAATTTCGCGGTCGCGAACAGCAGCTTGTGCGCGCCGCGGTAGTAGTCGTCGCAGCGCTTCAGGTAGCTCTGGCGGGCGGTGAGCGCGGCGAGCAGCGTGTCGCGGTAGTGCTCCGCGGTCGGCTTCGTCGTCGTGGTCTCGACGGTCGCCATCAGAAGCTCACCGGCACCCGTGACCTGCGCTGGAGGCCCTCGGCGAGCACGTCGCAGCGGGCCTCGTAGGCGAGCACCGCCGCGACGGCGGCGTCGACGTTGCCGGCGGTGCCGGCGTGCGGCTTCTCCAGCCAGTAGCCGGCCTTGGTCTCGCGCATCTGCGCGTTCAAGACGTGCCGCGCGAGCCGCAGGTCGCCGTCGTGCGCGATCGTGCCGGCGACGAGGTCGGTGCGGAACCGCTCGACGGCCTGCGTCATCCGTGTCCGGGCGGTCGGGAACCGCATCACGGCCGACCCGTAGACGCGGGCCCACTCGTCGATCTCCGTCTGCCACAGCGGCGGGTCGCAGTAGAAGCGCTCGACGCGGTAGCTCTCGAACGCGCGGGCGACGGCGGCGTCGACCGACCCGGCCGGCACCTCCCATGCCTTCGCGCCGTCCGGCTTCTCCCAGACCTCCAGCGGCACCAGCAGCGCGTCGTCGAGCCGGCACGCTACGAGCGCGGTCGCGTCGCCGTAGCGGGAGCCGTCGAAGCCGAGCGCGACCCGGTCGTCGGGCTCCAGGTGCGCCGTCGGGTCGTCGGCGCGGGCCGACTGCCACTGCTCGCCGCTGATCCACCATGCCTCGGCCGCGATCCAGATCCCGCACGCGAACCGGGCCCAGTGCCAGGGCGGCGTCGACGGCGAGTCGTGCCGCCGGCGGAGCTTCGCGAGCGTCTGCCAGCTCGCCGGGTTCACCTTCTTGACCAGGCGGAGGTCGTCGACGTCGTCGCCCTCCTCCAGCGCCCATTCGTGCATCGCGAAGCCGCCGTCGGCCGACCGCGCGTACAGGTAGCGATCGCCGGGCCGGTCGAGCACGGGCAGCTTGCGGGCGTTCGCGCGCATCAGCCCGAGCGGGGAGCCCTCGTTGTCGCCGGCGGTCGAGATCGTGATCATGCGGCCGTCGCGCGGGCCGAGCCCGTCGCGGAAGACGCCGTACAGGTCGGCGCTCTTGTGCCGGTGCAGCTCGTCGACCAGCGCCAGGGTCGGGATCACGCCGTCGGCGGTGTCGGCGTCGGCGGCGAGCACCCGCACGCGGCCACCGTGATGCCGGGCCCGCAGATGCCGGTAGCCCTCGCGCGTCACGATCCGCTCCTGCAGCCGCTCGTCGCGGCCGACGAACCCGACCGCCTGCTTGAACAGGATCTCGGCCTGGTCGCGCGACGCCGCGCCGATCACGCATTCGCAGTCGGGCGTCGTGATCAGGTGGTAGAGCGCGAGCGCGGCGAGCAGCGTCGTCTTCCCGTTCTTCTTCGGGATCAGGATCAGGGTCTCGACGGCGCCGCCGAAGTAGTCGCCGAGCATCCGCCGCTGGAACGGCTCCAGCGTCATCGTGCCGCCGACGTCGAGCTGCAGCGCCTGGCAGAAGCGGACGAACTTCGCCAGCTCAGGCGGAGGTGCGGCGGCGCGCGGCAAGCTCATCCACCTCCTCGAACGGGTCGGCTTCCGCCGGCGGCACCGCCGCCGGCTCCGGGTCGGCCTCCAGCCGCAGCCGCGTCGACACGCGGCCCCAGCGCTCGGGGAACTGCCGCTCCAAGAGCCACGCCGACGCCTGCCAGCTCTCCTTCGACGCCTGCGAGATCCGCGCGACGTGCAGCACCTCGCTCTCGGCGAGCGCCTTCTCGACCCGGTCGCGGAAGTCGCGGTAGACGCCGGGCTCCTTCACGCCGCGGCGCATCCAGTCGCCGTATGCCTGCCGCGACACGCCGGCGGCGCGGCACGCGACCTGCACGTAGTTCCCGGCCCGCAGCGACGTCGTGATCTGGTCGGCGACCTCGGGCGTCAGCGCCGTCGGCGCACCGCCGCGGCCGCCGCGGCGAAGGTGCGACGTGCACAGCTCCGCGCCGACCAGCGCCCGGTTCCGGCACGGCTTCCCGCGCACCGTCTGCGCGCTACACGCCGGCACCGACCGCCACCTCCTGCTCGACGAGCCGCGGCTGCAGCCCGGTGTGCCGCTCGAACCGATCGACGATCACGTCGCAGTAGCGCGGGTCTAGCTCGACCAGCCGCGCCCGGCGGCCCAGGTTCTCGCACGCGATCAGCGTCGAGCCGGCGCCGGCGAACGGGTCGAGCACCAGGTCGCCGCCGCGGGTCGAGTTGACGAGCATCGGCTCGATCAGCGCGAGCGGCTTCATCGTCGGGTGCTCCCGTGACGCGAGCGGCCGGTCGACCGCGAAGACCGACGTCTGCGCCTGGTCGCCGTACCAGCCCTTCGAGCCGCGGCCGCGCCGACCCGGCGCCGGCGCGTACCCGAACAGGATCAGCTCGTGCTGGAAGTGGTAGTCGAGGTGCCCGAGCACCATGTGATCCTTCGCCCAGACGAGCGACTGCCGCGGCCGCCACTGCGCCCGGAACGCCTCGACGAACACGGCGAGCCGGTCGGGCCCGGGCGGCGTGCAGACGTAGACGGCGGCGCCCGGAGCGAGCACCGCCGCGGCCGCGGCGAAGGCCGCGTCGAGCAGCTCCGGCAGCCCGGCCGCGCCGTCGTTCGCCATCGTCAGCGCGTCGCCGGTCTTGCCGACGTAGTCGACGCCGTAGGGCGGATCCGTCCACAGGCACGCCGGCCGCTCGCCGGCGTCGAGCACCAGCTCCAGGTCGCCGGCGCGGGTCGCGTCGCCGCACAGCAGACGGTGCTCGCCGAGCGCCCAGAGGTCACCCGGCCGCGACGTCGCCTGCTCGGGCAGCGGGCCCGGGTCGGTGTCGGAGCCCGGCGTCACGATCCGCGCCAGCACCTTCGCCGCCGAGTCGTCGTCGTAGCCGGTGCCGGCGTAGTCGAAGTCGAGCGACGCCAGCAGCGCCGCCAGCGCGCCGTCGTCGTAGTCGCCGAGATCCGAGGAGCGGTTGTCGACGAGCACGATCCGCTTCGCCTCGTCGTCGTCGACGTCGACGAACGTCACCGCGATCTCCGACCAGCCAAGCTCCCGCGCCGCCGCCCAGGTGTGATTCCCGGCGAGCACCTCCCGCGTCCGCTCGTTCACGACGAGCGGCCGGTACTGCCCATGCTCGGCGAGCGACGCGGCGATCGTCGCGACGTCGCCGCGGCGAGGGTTGCCCGGGTACGGGTGCACCGAGTCGAGCGGCACCGCGAGCTGCGCGAGCGTCGTCGGGATCGGCGCCGTTCTCGCGGTGGAGATCGCGTCGGCGTTCGTGGTCACCGCGCCGGGGCCCCGTTCGCGGATTTTTTTTCGCGGCTGGCGCGTAGCCTGTCCGGCCGATCCGCCGCGAGCGATGCCTCCCCTCCCCCGTGTAGCCCAGCTCGAGATCGCGGAGCGATCTCAAGGCAGGCATCGCTCGCCTCGTTGCCTGCGCGTGCGACGCCGTCGACGGCGCGCGTGTTGCACGCCGGGCACCGGGCCTCCAGCCGTGACGGGTGCGGCAGCTCGACGCCGCCCTGCGCGAGCGCGTCGAGGTGATGCACGGTCGACGCCGGCGCACCGCAGCGACGACAGCGCCACCCGTCGCGGTCGAGCACGTCGGCACGTAGTCGGCGCCACGCCCTGCCGCCGCGTCGGCGGTGTGCGTCGCAGCGGCCGTCGGCGGTGGCGGGCAGGTAGCAGCCGAAGGTGCCGCACGTCGACGCGGCCCTCACGCTGCGACCGCCACCCGCTCGGGCTCGACGTCGACGTCGCCGTCGTAGTCGTCGGGGATCGGCGTGATGGTGCGGGTGCCGTCGTCGTGGTCGCGGAGGAGCGCGCGGTTGAAGCGGGCGACGACGGCGCCGGCGTCGTCGCGGATCACGACGTCGACGAGGATGCGCGCGCTCACCGCTTCCGCTTCCGCAGGCCGGGGCTCGACACGGTGCCCTTCGTCTTCGACACGGTCGCGACCTTGCCGCCTGTGCGGGCGCGCACCTTGCGGGCGACGGTCGGGTAGGAGCCCGACGTCGACGACTGCGCGGCGCGCGAGAGGGCGTTGCGGTGGAGGCCGAGGCGCTGGGTCTCGCCGATGCCGGCCTTGGCTGCCTGGGCCTTCGTCGGCACCGGGTAGGTGCGGGTCGACGGGTAGGCGAACGCTGACGGTGGTAGTGCGCGGCGCTGCTTGGCGGTCAGAGCCATCGGGTTCCCTTCGTGGCACGGGTGAGCGGGTGAGACTCGCTACAAGGTTCCCGGCCGGGCTATCCCTCTGATGGTGCGAAGGCTCGCCGCGGAGTCTAGGGGTCGCGGCGGCGTGCCGTCAAAGCGAGCGACGGCGACCCGTGCTCGGATCGCCGTCGTCGTCAGGTTCTAAGGCCGCGGGTGGCGCCGCGGCAGCGCGGAGTCTACGCCGTCGGGCGGAGGCGGTAGGTGCCCTTGTCGGGGCCGGGCTCGACGAGCCCGTCGGCCTTCTTCGCCTCGGTCGAGAGCAGCGCCCGGAGCGACGCCTCCGGGGTCTTGCCGGTGAGGCCGGTCGCGAGCTTCGCGGCGGCGGCGGTGATCTCCTTCGACGAGCGGGGCTGCCCGTCGGCGAGCACCTTCGCGACGGCGGCGCGGGCGCTGCCCTTCTTCGGGCCGGCCGGCTTCTTCGCGGCGGCCTTCGGCTTCGACGTCGGCGCCTCGACGGGCTCGACGGGTGCGTCGTGCTGGGCGGCCTCGCGCATCGCGGCCTCGGACGGGCGCTCGGCGCCTTCCGGGTGCAGGTCGTCGGCCGGGTGAGAGCTGGTGGACATCTCGATCTCCTATCGTCGGGCCGGCGGGTGTCGCCGGCGGTGTGCTCCCATCAGTAGCTCGCGATCGGGCTGCGATGCAAGCGGCGGGCGCCCGGCGGCTGCGGCAACCGCGGCAAGCGCCCGCCTGGCGGGCCCGTCGGGCCCGCGTCTAGGTGCGCGTCGTCGACGTCGCCTAGCCCCAGCCGTGGAAGTAGGCGATCGCGACGAACACGGCGATCACGACGAGCGCGACCTCGCCGACGGTCACGGTGCGGAAGTTCACGGTGGCGAGCGTAGCGGCGGCGTCGGCGGGGTGTGAATGCGATCAATCTCCTTACACGGCGGGCCCCGCGCCCGTCTACTATGTAGACATAGACCACGCGCCGCCCACAACGGGCGCCCGCCCTCACCACCAGGAGGAACCACATGGATCTCACGCACCTCACCCGCCTCGCGACTCTCGCCGCGGACGTCGCCTCGATCGACGGCGGCGAAGTCTCCGGCGTCACGATCGGCGAGTGCGCCGACGGGTCGCACCGCAGCTACGCGCTCGTCGACACGATCGACGGCGGCCTTGAGCAGCAGTACCGGATCACGACGCCGGCGCCCGCTACCGCGCCCGGCTGGGCCCAGGTGCACGCCGCCTGGATGCTCGAAGTGCGCGTCGGCGACGACAACTGGCTCGACCTCGAAGCCGAAGAGCAGGGCCTCTTCGATGACGTCGAGGTGTCCCGGTGACCGCCGCGACGATCGCCGAGGAACTCGTCCCGGTCTTCGAGCACGTCGAGCGCCTGGTGCGGCTCGGCTACCCGCTCGACGAGGCGCTCGACTTCCGCCTCGCCGGCCGCGTCGACCGGCTGCGCCTTGAGCCGGCGGCGAACGCCTACATCGTCGAGGCGTCCGCGACCGCTGGCCGCGACGAGGAGCGCATCATGGAGCTGGTGCTGTGGACGGTGCGCCGGCACGCGGGGCTCGTCTGATGACGGCCCCGACGACCACGCCCGACAAGGCGCTGCGCCGGGCGGCCGCGAAGCACGCGGCCGCCCGCGCCGCGCTCGACCAGGAGATCCGCACCGCCCGCGACGCCGGCATGCCCTTGCGCGCGATCGCGACCGCGACCGGCCTCTCCCCCGAATGGGTGCGGCGGATCGTCGCCGGCACCGCGACGAAGGCGGCGTGAACGCCGAGCCGCGGTTCCGCCGGCCGACGCCGCGCTGGTGCACCGACACCGCGATCCGCATCCTCCAGATCGGGTGCCGCGACCACGGCGCCCTCGACTCGAAGACCAGCGAGCCGCTGCTCGCGACCGGCGAGGCCGAGCTGCTGGTGAAGGCAGCCGCGGCGCTCGACGCCTACGGGCAGCGGCTCGCCCGAGCGAAGACGTCATAGCGGCTCCGGCGCCGGCCGGTCGTCGTCGAGCGCCAGCTCCTCGATCACGACGTGCGCGCACGGCGGCTCGCCGTAGTGCTTCTCCGCCGCCACGATCACGACCTGCGCGTCGTCACGGAACACGACCCCGGTCAGCGCGTCGCCGACCGCGCGCAGCAGCTTGTCGACGTCCGGGCGGGTGCGGCAGTACACGGGCGCCGACGGCTTCAGCCGGCCGGCGTTGCGGCCGGTTCCCCAGTGGCCGGCCGGACGCGGGAACACGAACACGACCCGGAGCCGCAGCGGGCCCGACCGAAGCTGCCGGTCGCCCATCGCCTTCACGGCGGCCGCGGTGACCGTGCTGCGCCAGGGCCCGGTGAGCGGGTTGTCCTCGCGCATCACCGGGCGGCGGCCGGCGCGGACGACGGTCGTCTTCGAGCCCTGCGGCTGGGGCTCGCCGAGCACGTTGAACTCGACGCGGGTCACTGACCGGCTCCGACCCCGGGAGCCGGTGGATCGGCTACCGGCTCTACCCGGCTATATCCCGTAGGGATAGAGCCGGTTGCCGGAGCCGCCGGCTCAGGCCCCAAATTCAGCTGACCGGCTCCGACCGGCTCTAGGGCGTAGAGCCGGTCGGGACGGGGCTCGGGAAGGGCCTCGTACATCGCCCAGGTGCCGTAGGGTTGAGCGGTCGCGGCACGACCGACGCCGGAGCCCTTCGCGAGCCGGACGAGGCGACTCGGGGCGCCCGGCGCCGGCGGTGTGCAGGCCGGTTCGAGCGCGTCGCGGAGCCCGTCGATGTTCGCGCCGACGCCGCCCTTGTCGGGTGCCGCCGATAGCTCGCGTGCGAGCAGCCAGTCGCCGTCGCCGGCGAGCAGCTCCTCGGCGAGCGCGACGAGGTCGCGCTGCTCGTCGGCGGTCTCGTCGATCGCGAGGGTCGCGGTGTCGGCGTAGGTGAAGCCGCCATGCCTGCCGGTGCCGTCGCCGACGATCGCGAGCGCGAGCGCGTCGGGTGCGGCGAAGTCGCGGGCCTCGACGACGACGCCGAGCCGGCGGGCGCCGTCCTCCGAACGGGTGATCAGGAGCCCGACGTCGAGCGCGCCGTACATCGCGCCGGTGCCGGCCATCCGTTCGCCGGGTGATCGCTCCTTCTGGGTGTCGGTGAGCTTCCCGAAGTGATGTAGGAGCGCGACGGTGCGGCCGGCGGTGAGGAGCGGGTCGAGGCGGTCGCGGATGCGGGCGAAGTCGGCGGCGGCGTTCTCGTCGAAGCGGGCGGCGGCGCGGAGCACGTCGACGATGACGAAGGCGGCGTCGACGTCGACGGCCTCGGCGACGAGCCAGTCGGCGGTCGCGATCTCGGCGAGGTCGAACGGCCGGGGCCGGTAGAGCATGTGGAGCCGGTCGAGGTCGTCGGTGTCGGGGTCGCCGCCGTAGCCGCGGGCGAGCGCGCCGATGCGGGTGCGGAGCCCTGTGGCGGATCCTTCGAGGGCGACGTAGAGCACGTCGCGCGGGTCGGGCACCTCGAACTGGCCGGCGTAGGGGCGGCCGAGCGCGAGGGCGAGCGCGGTGCCGATGCCTACCCAGGTCTTGCCGCGCTTCGGCGGGCCGGCGACGAAGCAGAGCACGCCGGCGGGTAGGAGCCCGTCGATCAGCCAGGTGTGCTCGGTCGGTGAGGTGTCGCGGAACGTCGACCACGTCTGGGAGCGCCACGGCCGCTCGGCGGGAAAGTCAGTTGAAGTGTTTTTGTCGGGCTCCGGCTGGTGGAGGTCGAGGTGGTCGGCGATGGTCGTGAGCGCGGCGGCGGCCTGGTCGCGGAGGTCGGCGGTGTCGGCGGTGCGCGCGAAGTCGGTCAGGTCGAAGCCGTCGTCGCGGGTGCCGTCGAGGTCGAGCAGGCGGGCGTCGCCGCCGGCGTTGACGATCGCGGCCGCGGCGCGGCGGGCGCCGTCGCGGCCGGCGGTGTCGCAGTCGAAGCAGACGATCACGCGCCAGCGCTGCCCGGTGAACCGGGCGGCCCATTCGTCGCGCCAGTTGCCGGCGCCCGGCACGGCGATCGCGACGAGGCCGAGCGAGCGGAGGCGGATCATGTCGGGCTCGCCTTCGACGAGCCAGACGGTGCGGAGCTGGTCGAGGGTGTCGAGCGCGATCGATTCGGGCGGCGGTGTCAGCACCCGCGGCGAGCCCGACGTCGCGAGCATCTTCGGATGGTGTTCGCCGGTCGGGTCGTAGCGCAGCTCGCCGACCTCTTCGAGCTGCTCGTCGCGGATCGGGATCACGACGCGGCGGCGCTCCGCGTCCCAGCCCAGCTCTAGGTCGAGGATCGCGGTCTCTGTCCAGCCGCGGAGGTGCTCGACGAGGCCGACGGAGTCGGGTGTCCAGCCGAGCAGCTCGGCGCCGAACGCGACCACGACGACGGGGCCTTAGTAGCCCTGCGGGAACTCGTTGTAGGGCACGGGCCCGGGATCGCCGGCGTCGCCGCCGCCGTTGCCCTCCTCCGGGCCTGCGGGCGTCGGTGCGGGTGGAGCGTCGGCCGGCGCCTCCTCGCCGGCAGAAGGCGTTGTATCGCGTCGCTCGTCGGCGACGACGCGCGCGTCGAAGGTGCGGATGATCTCGTCGACGAGCGCCTGCTCGCCCGCGAGCCGCTTCGCCTTGTCGGCGTCGAGCTGCTCGATCAGCCGTCCGGCCTCGCCGATCGTCAGCTCGTTCCGTGACGCGATCGGGCGGCCGACGACGTGCGACACGTAGGCGAGCACCCGGTCGCGGTCGTCGGGGAAGCCGAGGTCTCGCATCGATGCGAAGATCCGCCGTCTGTGTGCGTCGGTCGCGAGCGGCTCGTCGGGCACCGCCGGCTCCGGCTGGGTGTCGGGCGGCGGCGTCGGCGCGACCGGGCCGCGCACGGGCTCAGAGGTCGGCGCGGAGCCCGCCGGGCTTTGCGGGGGTGCGGGCTCCTGCGCCGTCGTGCGACGCCGGCGGGCCGGTGCGCGAGGCGGCGCGGCCGGCTCGCCGGTGTCGACCTGCGGGCCCGGCGCGACACCGTTCGCGCGCTCGGGCTCGTCTTCCATCTCCTCGGAGGCGGGCATCCCGCCGATCACGTCGGCGAACGCGGCGCGGCAGAGGGCGGCGCTCGCGCGGGCCCGCAGCATCTCGGCCGGGTAGCGGCGCCAGTTCTCGCCGCCGGCGATCCCGGCGCGCTTCGCGTCGTCCAATGTCCAGGTGATCCTTGCGACGCGCTCCTCGCCGCGGCGACGTCCGGCCGCGATCGCGCGGGTCGTGGTCGACTCGTCGAACCAGATCTCGTGGCCGGCGGACGTGACCAGGCCGCGCTGCCCTTCGGCGGTGAGCGTCGGGCGGCCGCGGATGACGGCGACCTTCGCGAGCGACTGCATCGGTGTGAGGCCGACCTCGTCGCCGTAGAGGATCGCGGCGGCGATCGCGGGTGCGTTCCCGCGCAGCGGTTGCGGCACGAAGTCGGTCTCGGCGATGTGGCCGGCGATCTCGGCGGCGGCGCGTAGGCGGGCGACCCAGCCGACGGGGCCTGGGGCGTGCTCGTCGCCGGGCCGTGACGCGGGAAGCGGTGCCGGCGGCTCGTAGTGCTGGATGGTCATCTCTCCTCCTCGGGTTTCCATGTGGAATTCACGCGACCGCCTCGGCGACCGGGGCGGGCGGCCGGAGCGCGTCGCCGATCCACGACTCGCGCGCCGAGTTAGCGAACGCGGCGACCTGCTGCACGGCGCCGAACACGGCGAAGGCGTCGGGGCCGGCGTCGAACGGGTAGAGCAGCGCCTCGTCGGCTTTGACGTGCACGATCCCGGCCCGGTCGACCGTCGGCATCGGGTGCTCGATCGCGCGGCCGTCGTCGTCGACCTCGTCGGGGATGACGTAGAAGTCGGCGTAGCGGTAGGCGGCGAGCTGCAGCGCCGACTCCATGAAGGGCCCCTTTGCGTGCGTCTTCCAGTCGAGCAGCCAGAGCAGCCCGTCGGCGAGCCGGGCGATCGTGTCGGGCCTGCCGGCGTACCCGAACTCGCGCGAGAACACCGGCGCCTCGACGACCAGCTCCTGCAGCTGCCACTCCTCGACGAACCGGATCGCGTTGTCGACGTGACCTTCGAGGCCGGGCGACGGCACGACGGGCTCGCCGGCGAGGTACCGCTGGATCTGGGTGTGCACCTCGGTTCCGCGCTCGCTCGCCTCGCGCAGGTGATCCCAGCGGGCGCCCTCCATCCGGGTGATCCGTTCCGACAGCGGGAGCGCCGACAGCTCGTCCCAATGGTCGATCGCGTACTTCCACGTCTGCTCGGCGGCCCACTTGATCAGCTGCGGCTTCGGGACGCCGTCGCCGGTGACGGTGGTCACGCCGTCGACCTTCTCGCCGTCGAGCAGGTAGCTGTGGCCGCGGCCCCGGTTCACGATCCGGGTGTCGGGCTTCTTCTTCGTCATCGGCTCCTCCGGTGGTCGGCGGCGTGCGGGCACGTCGCGAAGTGCGATCGGTAGTGCGGCTCGTCGGGGAAGGCGCCGGGCGGGACGGCGACCGCGAGCGGCTTCGGCTCGTCGGGCTCGCGCAGCACGAACAGCCCGCCGGGCTCGGGCCCGACGTAGGGCTCAGCGTCGAGCGGCATGTTCTTGCCGCGCTCGGTGCGCGCCCACAGGATCGGCGCCTTGCAGGAGCGGCAGCGCGTCACCGGCAGCTCCACTCGGATCCGCGGCCCTGGACGTGCATCCAGCCGGCCGCGAGCGCCGCTGCGTAGGGCGAGTAGGGCGAGAAGACGGCGTAGGGCGTCGAGCGCCAGGTGCCGGGCATGAACTCGAACAGGCCGGCGGCGCCGGACGGGTTCGCGACGTGCGGGTCGAAGGTGCCGCCGGTCTCGCAGCGCGCCTTCCGCCACAGCGTCGAGCACCAGCCGTAGGTGGCGCAGGCGAGGTTGATCGCCTCGACGACGTTCGGGTCGTGCAGCAGCACGCGCCGCTCGCGGCGAAGGTCGCGGCGGAGCCCGGCGATCCGGGCCTGCAGCTCGACGACCCGCCGGCGTGCGGCACGCGCACGGTCGGCCCATCGTTCCGGCCCGGCGCCGTCGTAGCGGATCTGCCCGTAGCCGGTCACCCGGTGCGCCTGGCTGTCGCCGAACACGGGCGAGGAGAGCACGACCGCGACGACGACGGCCGCGGCGAAGCCGGTCAGGAGCAGCACGGCGACGGGGCGGCTCGTCACGCCGGCGCCTCGTCGAGCGCGAGCTGGACGGCCTCGACCTTCGCGCGCTGCAAAGCGGCGACCTCGCACTCGCCGGCGGCCCGCGCCGGCTCCTTGATCCCGTGGAGCGCGAGGAAGACGGCGCCGGAGATGCGGCCGCGTCGGGGCGTGCCGGAGACCTGCACGACGTGACCGGGCTCGACCTTCGCGAGCTGGGCGGCGTCGCCGGCGCTGTTCTTCGTGTTCGCGGCCGCGCAGAACTCCCAGGCGCCGAGCCGGGTCACGACGTCGGGCTCGCCGCGGCCGCCGACCCTACCGTCGACGCGGTCGGCGAACGTCCGCTCCAGCGCGTGCCCGTAGCGGGTGTAGAACGTCTTGACGCGCTCGTAGGCGAGCACCGCGTCGGGGCCGAAGGCGACCAGGGCGGCCTCGCGCGGCGTCACGGCTGCCGGTCGTCCTCTCTGTCGTCGGGCAGGCCGAGCCGCCGGCGCCGTTCCATACGAGCCGAGCGAGCCCCATCGCGCTCGGCCGTGGTGCGGCGCCGGTCGGCGGCGGCCTCCCGCTCGCGTTGCCGCGAGACCAGGTACGCCAGGGCGAGCACGACGATGATGGCGACCGTTGCGACGGCGAGCCAGATCACCGGCCCTGCTCCCGGTAGATGTCGAAGACCTCGACGGCGGTCGACCACAGCCGCTCGGCGAAGCAGCCGACGCCGACGCCGACGAGGAAGAGCACCGCGGCGAGCGTCACTCGGGCGCCTCCGGGTTCGTCGCGGCGTGCAGCTCGCGGGCGATCCAGTCGAGCCGGGCCGCGACGACGAGCAGCGCCGCGACGACCGCCCGCGGGCCCAGCATCGACGGCACCGCCGGCAGCTCGTCGAGCGCGCCGCGCAGCTCCTCGAAGTCGTCGAGCACGTCGGCGAAGACGTCGGTCACCGCGACACCGTCAGCACGCCGGCGCGCTCCAGCTCGGCGAACGCGCGGAGCACGTCGGCCTCGTCGACGTCGAGCACGTCGGCGAGGTGGTCGACGACGTCGAGCAGGGTCACGCCGCGGGTGTCGATCGTCGCGGGCGCGTCGAGCGCGGTCTCGACGACCTGGTAGGCGAGCAGCGAGACCTCGGGCCCGTCGGCGAGCCAGCTCGGCAGCCGGCGCGTCGCGGTCACGGCGTCGCTCCCAGCTCGACGTGCGGCAGGGCCTCGTCGCCCCAGGTGTCCCAGCCGAGCCGCTGCCGGCGCGCGTACAGCTCCAGGTACGGGCCGGGCGAGACCTGCTCGACGAGATCCTGCAGCCCGTCCGGCTTCGCGCTGTGCACCTTGAACGGCGCCCGGGCCTGCTCGTCGTAGCCGTACACCTGACGCCAGAAGACGACGCCGAGCGGGACGGCCGCATCGAGGCGGGCGCGGCCGCGGCGCGCGACCAGGATCGGTTCGTGGTCGTTCGCGGCCGCGCGTGCGCCGAGCCCCGGGTTGCGGAGCCCCCAGATGATCTCGCCGCACGGCTCGAACCCCCAGGCCCGCGCGACGGCGGCGGCGGCGCCCTCGCGGAACACGGCGCGGGTCGCCCACAGGAACAGCAGCGCGTCGTCGTCGGCGACGCCGGCGACGTCGAGCCCGGCGATCGCTTCGAGGCCGGCGGTCTCGTAGGCGAGCGGGAGCCCGCGCGTCGGCCGCTCGCCCTTCGTGCGGCGGCTGCCCGGCCACGACCCGCCGGCGCGGCCGGCGGCCGGCGGGTGCCACTCGACCGGCCAGGGCGGGTCGGCGACGATCGTCCGGTAGCGCGTCACCGGCCGACCGCCTCCCAGAGCGGCTCGCAGTAGCGGCAGCCGGTGCACGCGAGCCCGGTCGGGCACCGAACTAGACCCGGATTAGACCCAGAGGCCCCGATTCCGGGTGTCCGGTCGGGCCCCGTCGAGACCGCTAACGGTCGCTCGGGATCCTCGGAATCCCCTGCACCTATGGCCTTTTCGGGCCCTTCGGTGCCGCTACCGGCGCCTATGTCCGAATTGGGGGGCACGGGTTCGAGCCCAGTACCGCCCATCCCCTCAAACCCGCATGGCTCCACGGGTTGCGGCCCGAGCGGCCCGGCGGGTAGACCCGGAATAGACCCAGGGCCGTCGTCGTCGTCGCCGAAGTCGAAGCGGGCGAGCAGGCGGCCGTCCTCGGGCGGCCAGACGCAGGCGGCCGGGTCGCCGGGCCGGGTGCACCCGCACTCGGCCTCATGCGCCTCGCGGAGCCCGTAGGCGGCGTCGACGATCCCCAGCAGCGCGGCGCGGAGGTCGGTGCCCTCGACGCCCTTGAACGCGAGACTGCGTGCGAGGTCGCCGGCGTCGCGGACGCTGATCCGCCCGACGCTGATCCGCGGGTCGGTCACGCGGTCGGCTCCTCGGGCTCGACGCGCTCCAGCACGACGCCGGCGCGGCTCGCCGCGTGCTCGATCAGGTCGACGACGACGTCGGCCGTCGTGTCGACGACGAGCTGCACGTCGAGCCCGCGCATCGGCCGGCCGAGGTCGCCGCGCTCGATCGCGGTGATGCGCCAGACGGTGCGGAGCGTGTCGGTCACGGGCGCTCCTCGACGGCGCTCACGTCAGCCTCGATCCCGCTCAGGTCGCCGTCGGCGAAGGTGAGACCGTTCTCGACCATCTCGACCGCGTCGGGCCCGACGGCGTCTTCGTCGTCGTCGTCGTCCCAGAGCGTGACGATCACCTCGGCGGTGCCGGTGAAGGTGACCGTGACCTTGAACTCGCGATCAGCCACGGGGCTCCTCATCGAGGGCGGCGTTCAGCTCGCGGGCGGTGCGCTCGGCGGTCGGGCGGTCGCGCGTCGACTGGTCGGCGAGCACGCGGCCCTTCTTGTGGTCGTAGATCGTGTAGGCGGTGAAGCGCGACGTGCGCCGCGACACGATCACCTCGTAGCGGGCGCGGCGGGTCACGGGGCCCGCCGGTCGTCGATCTGCCAGAGGTGGAAGCAGCGCTCATGGGCGTTGACGTACTCGCCGCGGGGCGGGAGCAGCATCGCCATCGTCACGTCGTCGGGCACCAGCTCGTAGCGGACGTCGGCGATCTCGTCCCAGGTCGGGTAGCGCGTCCGGTGCGCGATCGACAGGTGCCAGAGGTCGCGGGCGCCCTCGGGCAGCCACATGCCGGCGGGCGCGGCCTTCGCCGGCTCTAGGGCGACGATGACGGAGCACCCGGTCGCGGTCAGGTACGCGCGATGCTGGCCGGGGAGCGACTTGGTCGGTGCGGGCACCGCGACGGGGCGCAGGGTGCCGGCGCCGGCGGAGATCCGGGTGCCGGGTACGCGCGGGCTCATTCGCCGCCTCCGTCGATCTCGCCGAGGCCGTGGTAGGGCTCGTCGGCGTCGCGCGGGTCGCGCGCTTCGGGCTCGGCCGCGAACCGCGGCACGTCGGGCGGGTCGCCGTCGACGACCTCGACGACCATCCGCTCGGGGTCGGCCTCGACGCGGGCGAGCAGTGTGCGCGCGTGCAGCAGCTCGGCCTCGGTGATCTCGACGCGACCGCCGGCGCGCACGACCAGCGCCTTGAACGCGACCGCGAGCCCGGCGACCTCGTTGCCGGTGACGGGCTCGGCGAAGCGCGGGTCGGTCACGACGACCAACCGCGGCGGCGTGCCAGGTCGAACTCGTCCCAGGAGATCTCTGTGACCGCGGCGAGCGGATGGGTGCCGGTCTCGCCGTCCGGGCACTGCACCGAGAAGCACTCCGAGAAGACCTGCCCGACGCGGCGCATCCGGGCGATGTGGTCGTGGTCGTGCGGGTCGTCGTCGACGTCGACGGCGCGCCCGTAGATGACGAGCCCGATGGCCGCGATGTCGGTCACGACCGCCTCGTCGTCGACGGGCGGCGCGTATGCGCGCGGCACGCCCATCACGATGCGGAGCGTGCCGTCGGGGTCGCGGTGGAACGTCGTGACCTCGTCCATGTCGGTCGCGCCGGTGTAGACGCGCCGCCAGTAGAAGGGCGGGGCGGTGTCGCGGAGCCCGCTCACTCGTCGGCCTCCTTCTCGCCGTAGCGGTCGGCGTCGAATTCGAGCGTGGCGCGGGCGAAGGCGACCATGTCGAGCGCGTCGCGGGCGGTCGGCCGCGCGCTCCGGTTCGGCGAGGCGAGGTGCTCCAGCGCAGCTCGGAGCCAGTCGATCCGCTCGCGGCTGACGGCGAGGTCGGGCGCGCTCACGCGGTAGCCTCCGGTGCGCCGAGCGCGGCGGTCGTCGGCCTGGTGGACGGCGCCGCCCGCTCGGCTAGAGCGGCACGGAGCCCGGCCGGCGTCTTCGCCGCGATCGCGCGGGCGGCACGCTGGCCGCGGTCGCCCTGGTCGTAGACGCGGTCGAGCAGCTCGCCCGAGTCGACGTGCCCGAGCCGGTCGGCCGCCTCCTCCCGCGTGAACCCGGCCTCGCGCATCAGCGTCGCTGCGGTTGAGCGGAGGTCGTGCGGCTTCAGGTCGTCGAACGGTGTCGCGGCGTGCTCGTCGAGCCCGCGGTCGTGCCGCCAGATCTGCGCGGCCCGGTGCGTCGTCTTCTTCCAGACGAGCTTGTGGAATTGGCGGTACGTCCACGCCTTGCCGGTCTTCGTCGCGAAGACGAGCCGGGTGCCCGGGGCGCGTGCCATCAGCTGCTCGCGCACGACCTGCACCTGGTCGGTGTCGAACGCTACGCGCTTCGGCAGCCGCTCCTTCGCCAGCTCGGCGGTCACGACCGCCGCCGGCGCCTCACTGTGAAGGTCGAGCCGGTCGTCGGTCAGCGTGAACAGCTCGCCGACACGGAAGCCGGCGGTGCCGAGGATCCAGACGAGGCGGCGGGCGTAGTCCGGGGCGCACGCGGCGAGCAGGTCTAGCTCGTCGAGGGTGAGCGCGCGGCGGGTGCGCGGGCAGGTCGCGATCGGCTCGATCGTGAAGATCGACGGGTCGACGGCCGGGTCGGCGGCGTGCCGCAGGGTCGCCTTCAGCGCCTGCAGCTCGTTCCGGGCCGACGTCGGCGCCAGGAGCGCCCGCGCGAGGATCGTGGTCTCGACCTGGTCGCGGCGCAGCAGCGACAGCGGCGTCGAGGCGTGCTCGCCTTCGAGCCACGGCCGACACGACCGCTCCCAGAACTCGACGCCGCGGCGGCGGAGCTGCCGGTTGCGACCGGAGACCTTCTTGCGGCGTAGGAAGTCGCCGGTCGCGTCGGCGAGGGTGCGGCCCTGGGCGGCGGCGACGATCGGCGACACGCCGGCCTCGCGTAGCTCGACGAGCGCGAGCGCGCGGGCGTTCGCGCCGCCGGGTGTGCGGAGCGCGGGATTCGTCCGCACGGTCTCGATGTGGCGGCCGGACGGTACGAGGTGCTTCGGGAAGCGGATCCTGACTCGGTAGCCGGCGCCGTAGCGTTCGACGCCGTCGAGCAGAACGGGTTCCGTGCTGGTGGTCACGGGTGACTCCTTCTGTCTAGATAATGGACAGCGGCCATCGTAGCTCGCGGCGCGTCGCCGTGCATCGCGGCCTCGGCGACGTCGCGGCGGATCCGGGTCGTGCGCGGCCCGAGCTGGATGAAGGGGAGGGTGCCGTCGCCGACCATGCGGCGGACGGTGCGCGGCGACACGCGCCAGAGCGCGGCGACCTCGGCGACGGTCAGGAACTCGGGCGGGCCCGTCACGACGCCTCTTCGAGCCGGGTGTGCCGGCGGGCCCGGTCGAGCGCGAGGTCGGCGGCGCCGAGCGCGATCAGCACGCGGCCGAGGTCGAGCGCGACGAGCTGGGTGCCGCGGCCGCGCAGCTCGCCGGCGCGGTAGCGGCAGTCGGCGACGTCGCGACGGATGCCGGCGATCCGGGCGTCGACGGCGTCGAGGTCGTCGGCGAGCAGGCCGACCCGGCTCAAGGGCGCCGGGTCGCTCACAGCGTCGCCTCCAGGCCGACGTGCCGTCTGACGTGATCGCGACGGCTAAGCGGCTCTAGGTGTGCGGGATTGACGCAGAGCTTGTTGCCGCAACGGTGATGGAGCACGTAACCCTTCGGAATGAGGCCTCCGGCCCGCTTGAAGTAGACGACGTGTGCGCCCTGCTTAATGCCGCCGTCGAGTAGCTCTCCGTAGCCGGTCTTCGCCACCCAGCGCTGCCAGATCCAGCACCCCTTGCCCTCGACGCGGAACGGTGGCCCAGCTGTCGCACGTCGACCGTGGCCCTGCAGGTACCGAATCGGCTCGCCTTTCGTGGTGCCGAGACTGAGCCGCGTACGTGTAGCCGGTGGCGTTGTGCCGCCGCAGCCACAAAGGCACAGCCGCTCCGGCGATCGGCGGCGGTCGTCGTCGTCGTAGAAGGCCTCGACGGATGCGAACACGGATCCGCCGGCGCTGGTGGAGTCGCTCGCCATGAGGAAGGGCGCACGCTAGCGCGGCCGGTGTCGTCGCGCATGACGGGCCCTGACGGGCGGTGAGGCGAATTGCGGGGCCCTGCGGTAGCGGTGTCGGGTCGTGCGGGACGGTGCGGCGCGGTGACGGGCCCGCGAGAAGTTCCCGCTCTTTGCGGCATTCGTGTTGACCGGGGCGTGAACGGGCGCGGCCGGATGGTAGGTTCTGGCGCTTCCTGACCGACTCCGGGGGGAGGTGACCACCAGCGCGATGCCGTCCCGGCTGCTGGGCCGCTGGGTCGTCGTCTGCGACCACGCTCAGCGGTACGTCGCGGTGAGCGACGACGTCGCGCTGATGCTCGGGTGGCGGCCTCGCGACCTGATCGGCGTGTCGGCCTGGGAGACCACGACGCGACCGGAGCCCGAGCGGCCGGCGATCGTCGAGCAGCTCGCGACGACCGGCGCGGTGAGCGGGACGTCGCAATGGCTGACCCGGGACGGGCGGCACGTCGACACGGCGTACTCCGCCCGGGTCGTGAACGGCGGCGAGCTGTACGTCGTGCACGCGGCGCCGCCCGGCGAGCTGCTGCGCCTGCGGGCCGACGGCGCGGCGCGGGCCATCCAGCCGCACCACGACCCGGACGCCGCCTGGTTGACGAAGGCGGAGGCCGCCGACTACGCGCGCTGCTCGACCGCGACGATCGAGCGGGCCGTGCACGACCGGAAGCTCCGCACCGGCGGCACCGGCGGCCTGCGCCTCTTCCGCCGCGAATGGCTCGACGCCTGGCTCGGGCTCGTCGTCGTCGTGCTGGTCACGCTCGCGGCGCTCTGGGCCGCCGACATCTTCGATGCGCCGATCCGCCTACCGTCGATGGCGCACCGGACGCATCATCTAGCGGCGCATCATCGCGTAGGCGAGCGCCGCGAGCACGGCCACGAAGACGAGCAGAAGCAGCGTCACAGCGTCTGACGTCTACGTCACTTGCCGTTGCCCGGCGGGAGCGACACGACGATGATCGCGACCGCGCCGATGATCCCGAGCACCGCGAGCAGGTCGCCGCTGGTGTCGCGGTTCAAGACGAGCACGATGACCGCGAGCGCGAGCGCGGCGACGCCGCACAGGATCAAGGCGACCTGCCGCTTGACCGGGCTCATCCGGCGCCTACTCTCGCGCTACCGCCCAGCGCTCGTCGGCCCACCAGCGATCGGGGATCGTGTCGGGCACGTCGGGCCGCGCGCCCTGCTTGCCGTCGAGGTACCAGTCGAGCCAGTCGCGCTCGTCGCCGGTCATGCCGTACCGCTTGCCGATCGTCTGGATCTCGTCGAGCCCGTCCCAGGCCCACTCGGGGATCTGGTCGGGCGCCGTGTCGGGCCGGTCGTCGTCGTCGCGGTCGGTCGTCAGATACCAGTTCGACCAATCCCAGAACCATGCCGGGTAGCCCATCTCGTCGTCACCTCCTCCGCGTGCCGTGTCGAGCACCTGGTCGATCGGGAAGCCGCCGCCGCAGTCCCAGTGGCCGCCGCCCCAGGAGCCGAGGTCGTTGTGCTGGCAGACGCCGCGGCCGGAGCCCTGCGCCTCCGCGGCGCTGAGCTTCGTGATCGGGATCCCGAAGTAGGCGGCCTCCTCCGCGATCCAACGGGCCGTGTTGTCGAGCATCGCCGGGTGGCGCTGCCACTCGTCCGGCGACCACTTCGCGAACGCGCACAGCTCGGCCTGCACGGCGACCGGGTTCGCGTTGCCGGCCGTCCATGCCTTGTTCGGTCGCTTCACGTATTCGCCGACGACGCCGGCGGTGTCGTCGATGCCGGTGTGCGACGACACGCCGCTCGACGTCGACGCGAAGAAGTTGCCCAGCTCCTCGATCGTGAGGGCGCCCTCGGCGGTGTGAAGCACGATCAGCCGCACGCCGGCGCCGCCGCGGGAGCTGTAGTTCGGCGATGGGATCGGCTTCCGCGTCAGCGCCGCCATAGCCGCCGCCTCCCCTCGTCGTCGGCGACGTCGCCGCGCTCGTCGCCGCGGTCGCGGTCGACGATCCGGCCCGCCCGGTGTGACGGCTCCTCGGGCGGGTCGGGCGCCGGCGGCGGCCACTCGACGCGCTTGTCGCGCTCGTCGTCAGTCGGCGTCGTCGTCACCGCCCTCGCCTCCGTCGTCGTCGCCGCCGGTGTCGGGCTCGGGCTCGGGCTCGGGTGCCGGGACGGTCGGCTCGGTCGGCTCGGTCGTCGGTGTCTCGCTCATCTGTGCTCTCCCTTCTCCGTTGGATGCCGCGTTCACGCGGCCGATCTCGCTCCGCAACGCGACGACGAACTCGCCCACCTGGTCGAGCGTGTAGAGCACCGTCGTCTCGCCGAGCTTCTCGCCGACGATACCGCCATGCTCGTCGCGTTCAAGGCAGACGGGCTGCACGATCACCTTGAGCAGCTCGAGCGTCACGCCGCCGTCGCCCTCACAGTGTCGCCGTCGTAGGCGAGCGTCGCGGCCGCGTTCTCGATGGGCGCTCCTCCCTCCTCGAGCGGGGCACTCGTGACGTTCGTGACCTGCTGCACGGTCGCGGTGCCGCTGATCGTGACCTTGTCGCCGACGGCGAGCGTCCCTTCGTAGCTGACGGCGAACGTGCCAATGACAAGATCCATGCGCTCCTCCTTCAGTTCGCGAGTTGGGCCTCGAGCGCGGCGAGCCGTCCGGCGAGATGCTGCACGGTGCCGAGCAGCGCCGTCGAGAGCTTGTAGAGATCGACCATCTGCGTCTCGTCGGCGCCCTTGACCTCGCCCACGCTACGGACGACGTCCGGCAGCTCGTCGGCCATCATCCCCAGATGCCGTCCCTCGGTGTCCGAGCCGCGCCGGTAGCGGTACGTGTAGATCCCCGCCGAGAGCAGTTGGTCGTGCCAGTCGGGTTCGACGCGCTGCTCGTCGACTTTGAGCGAGCGGTCGGATGCGACGTTGTACGCGAGCGCGTCGAACGGCCCGTAACCCTGCGAGTACGTGTAGTTGGCGATCTTGGAACCGCTGCCTCCGGACTGCAGTAACCCGGCGTCGGCGTTGACGTTGAACACGATCGCGGCGGTGTTGTTCGCCCACGGGTCACCCATCCTGACCTGCGCCGCCCACCCGCCCTTGCACATGAAGTTCCTCTCCACGTTGAGGTCGCAGCCGCCGGCGTTGAGGACGTTGGCGCTTGCGCGAGCGAGCCATGAGTCACCCGCCGACCCGAACACGATCCCCGGCCGGGCCGAGCCGCCGCAGTACGGCGACACGTCGCCGAAGATGAGGAGCTGCGTGGCCTGCGCCGCCGCCCGCATCTCCTGACCCGCGAAGAACTTCTGGTCGGTCTGCAACGTCGCGGCCGCGGGGCGGTACAGGTGGGTGTCGTTCGCGCTGCCGAAATACAGGTGCCCGTCGGTGCCGAGGAGGAACTGGTTCGCGGCGCCCTGATTGGCGTAGAAGCCGCCGCCCGTCGCCAGGTAGTTCGGGCCCGCCCGGAAGAGCGTCGTGTCGAGCGCGTTCGCGCCGCCTGCGCCCCACGACTGCTTGCCGTTGCCGGTGACGACCCAGGCGGCGTTCGCGTCACCTTGAACGAGGAAGCTCCGCAATACGCGCGTTGCTGCCGCGACGACCGTGTCGCAGGGGATGAGCGCGACGTCGACGTCGCTCGCGAGCTTCTGCATGTCGCTCGGGACGTCGGCCGGGTCGGTCGCGGCCGGGTAGCGGAGCGCGTGTGCGGCGGTCGTGGGCATGGCGGGCCTCCTATCCGGGTTGGTTCATGGCGAGCGCGGCGTAGTCCTTGAACGTCGAGTGGACGACGGCGTAGGTCGCGTTCGTGTCCTTCACGTTCTGGTAGTCCTGCATCGTCGCGGCCTGGTAGTGCAGCACGATCCCGCCCGGCTTCTGCGCGAGCAGCGCGTTCAGCGTCGCCGTCGGGTTCGGGGTCTCGGTCGCGTAGCTGTAGACGGTCAGGTAGTAGGCGTAATCGGGCGACCCGGCGCCGTAGGCGGCGCCGTCGCGCTCGCGGAAGATCAGCCGCTGCGCGCCGGTCAGCGTCGCCTTCGCAGCACCGATCAGCGCGTCGCGGGTGCCGCGGTTGAAGCCGTCGGTCGACTCGACCCAGGCACGCCGCTCGGCGTCGTCGGTGACGCCGGCGGGGATGCGGACGCCGGCGAACTGACCGAGCCACGGGAGCGCCTCGGGCGGGCACCGCTCGGCATCCATCAGCAGCGACCAGCCGGGCCCGTCGGGCGTGTCGCGCACCCAGTCCTCGACGAGCTGGTACATCGTGCCGATCGCGTTGTGGAGGATCAGCAGCGACCAGCCGCCGGCGGTCGGGTCTTGCTGCGCGAGCGGCGCGAGCATCGCGTAGAGGCGGGCGGCGAACGTGTCGGGTGTGAGCGCGGCCGGCGGGTCGGGCAGGTCGCGCACCGACCCGGACAAGGGGAGCCGGTGGAGGCCGGGGTAGCTGCGGTCGAGCGTGCTCATGTCTCGGCGGTCGCCGTCCCGGTGATCGAGCCCGGCTCCGGCATCGGCGCGATCCCGGAGAGCGTGAGGTCGGCCTGGCCGAGCGTGCCGCCCGACACGCAGAGCGCGAGCGTGTTGATGTAGTGCACGCCGTCGACGCGGTTGATCTGCTCGGCGATTTCGAGGTAGCGAACGTCGGTGTCATTGATCCACGACCGCGCCGAGGTGTCGCCGTAGGGCGGCACGCCCCAGCCGGCGGGCGACAGGTAGCTCGTCAGCTGCGCGATCACGCGGGAGGCGACGTCGTTCGGGTCGTAGCCCGGGTAGCTCATCACGGCGAAGCTGACGTCGATCGTCGTGTACGTCGGGTCTTCGACGAAGGTCAGGAAGTTGACCTCGCGCTGCGCTTGCAGCAGGTCGTCGACCTGCTGCTTGATCGGCGCGGCGAGCGGCTGCCCGTCCGCGTCGACGCAGACGACGGTCACGCAGCGCGGGCAGTTCGTGTCGACGGGCGGCCCGGGGTTGTAGAGGTCGATCGCGACGGCGCGGGCGACGTCGGGGATCGACCGCTGCGCGAGCACGGCGAAGTCTTGCGGCAGGATCGGCCGCGGCGAGAGCAGCGTTAGCAGCGCCGAGAGGCGGGCGAGGTAGGCGTCGACGGTCTCGGCGTCCTGGCCGCCCGACGTCGGCGCGTCGAGCGTCACGCCCGAGATGAACGAGAGCTGGTCGATCACGTCGACGGTGCCGGTGAGGCCGCTCGCGGCGGCGCCGGCTTCGAGCGCGGTGCAGACGACGCCGGCGGCGACGGTCGAGCCGGCGGGGATCACGACGTCGAGCTGCACGGCGAACGCCGACCCGGTCGCCGACGCCGGCGGCGTGACCGCGATCACGGTGCCGGCGTCGATCGTGTAGCCGGCCCCGTCGCGGCTCGTCCAGGTCGTCTGCGCGATTGCCTGCTGCGCCGGGTAGGGCGGCAGCCCGAGGATCGACGCGCCGTAGTAGGCGAAGATCGCGTCGGGCACCAGCGCGACGAGCGCCCGCAGCTCGCCGGCGATCTGCGCGAGCGCCTCGACGAGCCAGGTCTCTAGGTTCCCGTCGGCCGGCAGCCACCCGGGCACCTGCGCCTGCAGGTAGTCGAACGCTTCGCCGGCGAGGTCGACGGGCTCGGTGTCGACGGGCACGGGGATGTAGCTCGACATCGGTTACGCCTCCGATCTGATCTGGACGTAGGTCTCGACGTGCGCGAGCAGCTCGTCGACCGCGTCGGGTCGCCCGTCGAGCACCGCCGCGGCGCGGGGCTCCCAGGTCTCGACCGCGGCGCGGATCTCGTCGAGGTCGGGGCCCGGCATCGAGAAGGTCGGATCGGGCAGCCCGAACAGCGGCGACTCGACGCGGAACCCGACCGGGCAGACGAGGATCGCATAGACGCAGTCGGCGATCTCGTCGAGCGAATCCTGCTCGGACACCGCCGCCTGCGACGAGCTGCCGGCGAAGCGGAACGGGAGCGAGAAGTGCGGGACGTCGGCCATCAGCCGGCCTTCAGCTGCGCGTAGGTCGGGCTCAGCGGCATCGCGCGGGCGAACGCGGTGCCCGGCCAGGCGCCGGCCGCCTTCGGGCCCCAGAGCCGGTCGCTCGCGAGGTCGAGGTAGATGGCGCCGTCGACGCCGACGCCGGCGGTCGGTGCGCCGCTGCCGCTGACGAACGTCGAGGCGCCGCTCGGGCCGGTCGCCCCTGTCGGGCCCTGCGGCCCCTGCGCGCCGGTGGCGCCGGCTGGGCCCTGCGGCCCCTGGGTGCCGGTCGCGCCGGTGTCGCCCTTCGGCCCCTGTGCACCCGTGGCGCCAGCCGGGCCCTGCGTGCCCGTGGCGCCGGTCGGGCCCTGTGCGCCCTGGGCGGCGAGCAGCTCCCAGTTCGTCGGGTCGGTGTCGGGTGTGCCGGCGGTCGTGCCGGCGACCTTGCGGCGGTAGCTCGCGCCGGCGTAGGTGACGGCGTCGCTGACGGCGTAGGCGGTCGCGGCCGCCCAGGCGCCGCGCCAGACGAGCCCGGCCGCCCCAGTCGCCCCGGTCGCGCCCTGCGGCCCCTGGGCGCCTGCGGCGCCCTGCGGGCCCTGTGCACCCGTCGCGCCCGGGTCGCCCTTCGCGCCCTGCGCGCCGGTCGAGCCGGTGGCGCCGGCGGGCCCCTGCGCGCCCGTGGCGCCCGGGTCGCCCTTCGGGCCCTGCGGCCCGGGTACGGTCGAGTCGGCGCCGGCGGGCCCCTGCGGGCCCTGGGAGCCCGTCGCGCCGGTCGGCCCGGCCGGGCCGGTCGAGCCCGTGTCGCCCTTCGGGCCTTGGGTGCCCGTCGAGCCCGTCGAGCCCTGCGGGCCGGGCGGCCCCGTCGCTCCGGTCGCGCCGGGCGGGCCGGCGGGCCCCTGCGGGCCCTCCGGCCCCACGGGGCCGGGCTCGCCCTCGGCGTAGACGGGCGCCGTCGTCAGCGCCCACGGTGTGCCGTTGTCCTCGGTGATGACGAGCAGGCACTCGTCGCCCTCGGCGGGGAGCCCGTTCGACGGCACCCAGGCGCACGGGCCCCACCGCTGCCGGTGACCGTCGAAGGCGAGCACGGTCACGAACAGGTCAGCGTTGATGTCGGCGGGCGTGTTGTCGACGAGCGCCCGCACCGCCGACACCGGCGCCTTCGGCTGTTCGAGCAGGTCGGCGAGCTTCGTCGTCACGACCCAGGCCAGTGTCGCGGTGTGAAGCCGTCCTTCGTGTGCATCCGCTGCTGGAACGCGGGCCCGCCGCCGCTCTGATCGGATCCCCAGTCGCCGGTGCCGAAGTGCTGGGCGCCGCCCGACGTCTTGAACTCCATCCAGACGTGCACGCTGTTCGCCCAGACGGTGAGGTACTGGCCTTCACCCGGGGCGCCCCAGCGGGCGGCGATCGGGCCGGACGAATCGACGGGGCCGCCGAGGTGGTAGCCCATGTCGGCGGCGGCGAGCACGGCGCATGTCGAGCCGGAGCAGTCGTAGCCGACGCCGGCGACGGCGATCGTGCCGCCCGAGTCGGCGTGGCCGCTGACGCCGTGGTCGGGGTAGCCGGCGCGGGCGTGGCCGCCGCCCCAGACGTAGGGGTAGCGCTTCCCGTCGATGGCCTTCGCGGCGGAGTAGGCCCGGTCGACCTCGGGCGTCGCGGTGCCGCCGCCGGCGGCGCCGCCGCCGAACCCGAACTGGCTGCTGCCGGTCGACGTCGAGGTCGTCGTGTCGGCCGCGGGCTCGGGCAGCGGCTTCGTGACGCGCTTCAGCGTGATCGTGCCCTGCGCGTCGAAGACGCCGCGCTCGACCGTCTGGACGAGCCAGCGGCCGTTCGCGGGGCCGACGTCGTCGAGCACGACGACCGACCCGGGCGGGAACCCGAGCCGCACGATCCGGGCGGTGACGGTCGCCTCGCTTGACGCCTTGCCGTTGTCTACGTCGAAGTCGATCGTGTCGACGCCGAGCGTCAGCTCCGACAGGGTCGCCCGCGGCTTCGCCGTCG